AAACGCCCCCGGTCACTGCCATGAGGTGCCGGGCGTATGGGACCGCGACAACGGCAAGAAGGCCGGCAAGCCCTGCGCCTGGTGCGCTCTGTGGGCAGAGGCCAAGGCGACGATTTTGACGCCCAACCCCCCAGCTAAGCGGCGCTCTGCGTCCGCTTGAGCGAACGGTTAGGCGGCACACGATAGAAAGGAATTGAGATGGCAGAGAAAGTGACAATCGGGAATTGCGAACTGTGGCACGGCGACTGCCGGGAAGTGCTGCCGTTGCTGCGAGGCGCAGACTGCGTGATTACCGACCCGCCATACAACATTGGGGCGGCAGAGTGGGACAACGAATTGCCACTGTGGGCGCTCCCGCTGATTGCGGAAGCGCTGCGAGACGGCGGAACCTGCTACTGGTTTGGCATGGCTCCGCACGTTTGGCGCGTTGGAATGGATAGCGCCCTCGACTTTCACCGCGAATTGATTTGGGATCACGGCACCGGATACCCTGCGGCGAATAACTACCGCTCTGGCACAGAGACAGTGCTGTTCATTGGGAAAGGAGCGCCGCGATATTTCGATGCCGATTCGATCCGCGAAGAATACGCGCCGCGCCCAGAGCGCCCGCATGGCAGGCCGGATAGGCAGAACCCGCTTGGGAAAAGCCCTGGCAATGTGCTGCGTTACCCGCGACCAGCGCCAAGACACGCCGACGAAACGCTGCACCCTCACGCAAAACCCGTGGCGATGCTGGAGCGGTTTGTTCTGGCCTCCGTGCCGCCTGGCGGAACGGTGGTTGATCCGTTCATGGGGTCGGCTTCCGTGGCTGTGGCGTGCGCAAAACACGGGCGGCGTTACATCGGGATAGAGCGCGAGCGGCAATGGTTTGACGTTGCGCGAGAACGGGTAGAAAACGAAACCGCGCAGGCTGAGCTTTTGCCTGCCAACGCCTGAATTCAGCCGACGCCGAAGGCGGTCGGCTGGAATGACGGGTTATGCCGCAGGTGGAAACGGAGAACGGAATGACTGACTACAAGAGCATGTTTGAACAGGCGGTGCGCACGCTGGCCGCGATTGATGAAGCCCTGGGGATCGGCGATGACGGATGCGGCGACCCAGACCAGACGCTGGCCGCGATTGCCGAATTGAAGGCTGCGAAAGTTGGCGCAGGCAGAGCGGCGACAGTGACCAGAGAAATGATTGGCGCTGCGCATGACGTGATGCTGGCGAAGGGCGATTTCGTGCTGTCCGCCAACCTGCTGACGAAGATTTACCTGGCGATGGATCAGGCAGCGCTACCATCACAAACGCCGTTTGATACCTGCCCGACGTGTGAGGCCCTGGCCCGCGCTGTGATGATGGATCAGACGGGGGCGGCATAACGATTAACTTGGAGAAGCAATATGACGATGTACCGAAAGAAGCCAGTAGTGGTAGAGGCGCACCAGTGGTTCAAGAACGGCGATCACCCGGAGGATTATGTTGAGCGGAACGACGGGAATCAGTCCGTAGAGTATCGCCGAGCCGAAAACTGGGAGGGCGATGTTGTGCGCTACTACAGGCATCCGCTAGTGCTTGGCACGACCCCGTGCGAGCAGTGCGGCAAGCCGCATAACGACCATGGCTGGATCGACACGCTGGAGCAAGGGCACCGCGTCTGCCCCGGCGATTGGATCATCACCGGCGTGAAGGGCGAAAGGTACCCATGCAAGCCGGATGTTTTTGCGTCCACCTACGAGCCCGCATAAGCGGCCTAACGCCAAGGTAAGCGGCGGCGGTGCTTTTCCGCCGTCCGCTTGACCGACGTGTTAGCGGTTTTTGACAAGGAGATTGGAATGATGAGAGACACAGAGCAGTGGGAACACGACGAGCAGCGTGTGACCTGCGACTGCGACCACCACGAAACATGCGCTGTTTGCGTGCCGTCACTGCATGGCGCGATGCAGGCAACACCGCACGAACAACTGATTGACGAACTGCGGGACTCGACCATTCCCAAGACGGAGCGCGAACACGCTGCGGCGCGGGAGATTGAGAAGAACCAAGACCGGATTGCAGCAGGGCACCGGCTGGCGCTTGAGTTGGAATGCCTGCTTCTGGATACGAAAGACCTGCCGACGGTAAGCAGCTGGTGGGCGAGCGGAATGGAAGCACTGGACGAATGGCAGAAGCTGTTTCCATACAACGGGCCGAGGCTCGTAGATTGATGACCGCTAACTTCTGGATGTTCGAGTTCCGTATCAGACCCGCCCCTAGGTCATGGGTGCTGGCTTTTGGCAGGACAAGCAAGCAGCTAATTTCAATTTACCCGGCACACGAATATGAAAAACGGTATTCACATGACGAAACACTGGAAACCGTGCTGGTGCAGGAAATAGTAGGGAGTAACTAACATGCTGGCAATAGACGAAAAAGTGGACTGCATACCCAGCAACAAAATGCAGCATCTTAAACGAACCCATACGGCGGCAATCGAGATGATGACCCGAGAAGTGCTAACCAGAGACGTAACTATTGTTTGGATAGAAGGAAAAGAGTATTGGGCGGATGTACAAACTGGAACCCTGTACGACACGGAAACGCTTCGCGCAAAGGCTAAACGCATCCCCCGCATATTAGAGAAACCCGAACCCAAGAAAAATTCCAAGAAGTGCTCGGAAAAAGGTCGTACCTTCGATGATATATGTCCCGTCTAACATAAAAGGATTCACCCATGTACACAATCCGTATGAACGCCCGTAAAGGCAAATGGCAAGTGTTGTTACGTCAATTCGGCCTGTTCTATTGGCCGATAAAAGGTGCAGAATTCAACACCCTCAACGAAGCGAGAAACTACGTTGAGAGCACGGGGCTTGCTCAACATTATGATGAGCAAGTCTATAAGGGCATGAACTCATGGGCAACCTACGGCGTGCTACCTGCACGTCAAATTATTGGAGAATGAAAATGATTTTGAACTTAACGCAACACCCAGCAACCCCTGAGCAAAAAGCAGCGGGTGTAGTTGACTTTCCCCAAGCTGAACGGGAAATGTTGGTCAAGCTACTGACCTTCGACACACTCCCTAGCAGGGAAGAAATCGAAAATCGGGCGTTCGACCTTGCAGAACTAGCCTGCTACAACGGGTTAAACGGAGATGAGGGTGACGACCCCATCATTTTCACCGCCATGATTGGTGGCGCACCTTATCTAATGGCTTCGCTTGAACAAGAGCTGGTAGCGCATGGAATCACGCCAGTCTATGCTTTCTCGACTCGTGAGAGCGTAGAAGAAACTCAACCCGATGGCAGCGTGCGAAAGGTCAATGTGTTCCGTCATGCTGGCTTTGTGGAGTGAGGGCGAAAAATGAAATTAGACTTCCCCATAATATGCACACTATTAACCTGTGCAAATGTTTGGTTCGCGGTGGGCAACACGTTTGCCGGTGTTACTTTCACAGTGCTCACTGTGGTTTTTGCGTTTATAAGTGCCTTAGTGCACCTACACCAAGGAGAATGAAAAATGGAAACGATAAATGAAAAAGGCAAGCAAGAAATCCGCGAGTTTCTTGCAGCAAATCACAAACTAGGCGGGGATCACTTCACTGACTCCATGATCGATGCATGGGTGGCTGAAGCAGAGTTTCAACTAAGAGAAGGCAATCCGCCGATCATCGAAATCAAAAGCTGGGATAGCGTATCGGGTCACACCATGGAATACACGGTAAGTGATGAGGGTGTGTCAACCTATAAAGCGAAATTGGACGATTGGCTCAATGCCGGATACAAAGGGTACGAAGTCCCTGCCAGAAGTGAAGCATTCAAGCTAGCAGACTTCCTTCTTCAAAAAAGAATCGAGGAGAAATACTACATCACGGTTTGTGTCTATGACCATAGCCGTTATCCAGATTACCCAGAAGCATACACCGAGCAATATAACTTTATGCCTACTTCTAGGTTCAGTATTGGCGAGGATAAACCATTTTTTGAAGTATCCATGAATGGTGAATTCACCGTCGAAGAATGTGAAATGTGGCTTGAAAAGTTGTGGAACACACTTCATGGGGGCGAAAAATGAAAACCATCGAACTAGAACATAACGAACGAATAGTCGCGGTTGTTCCTGAAATCTGCGCTGGTTCAGGTTGGAGTAACGCACCCGTATGGGTGTATATAACGCAGAGGTAAGGGGCGACTGACGGCGGCTTTATCGCCGACAGGCGTCCCACTTGACCGCCGTGTTATGCGGCAATTTTGAAAGGAAGAACATGAACACTTACACCAACAACGCCAAGCCGATGCTCCTGTTGCAGCAAGCATTCGACGCTCTTGAGGCAACCGCCGATAGCGACATTGACGATTTCGGGGACGAGGAAGAAGAGGCCGAAGCAGCTCCGGCGCAGTACGCCTGCCGCAAGATCATGGAGGCCATGGACCTGCTGCGCGAAGCGAACAGGAGCGCCTACTTGGCGCATAACGCAGAAATAACCGGCTCGCCGAAGGCGAGTCCGGGTTGATTGACGGGGGAGGCATGAACAAGGCAAAACACTGCGACACCTGCCAGCACAAGACCGTAGAAGAGGCGATCTTGACGGGCGGCCAATGGAAAACATGCGTTCTGACATGTGCAATCGGCCACAAGCCTAGATTTTTCAAACCGCGATACATCCACGATTACGAGTGGGGGTGGAAACGGAAATGTGAGGACTACAAAAATGCAGATCAACGTGAGACATGCGCACTCGGCAAAGCTGCCGCACAGACTGACGCGGTGCGAACTTGAGCCGGAGGCAAGCGCAATGATTCAACAGGAGGCCATCGAGGTTTTCACGGCGATGGTGAATAGCGGTCGCAGCTTTCAGCACGCGCTGCAAGCTGTGTTTTTGAGCGGCATGAGTGCAGCGCGAAATGCGATGCACGATGCCTAACGTTTGACATAACCGGAGCCCGTAAGGGCGTCCGTGTTGATGGATGGGTTGGGCGGCTGGTAACTACGGAGAAATGAATTATGGATATTGACAAGACATTGGAAGAACGCGGGAACCGATATGGTGAATTTAACCAACATGCCAGGATTACGCAGAACCTGAAACGCGCCATGCAGGACAGCCCGAACTGGCCGACGCTCAGGGACGACCAGAAAGAGGCGCTTGAGATGGTGGCTCATAAGGTCGGCCGAATTCTCAACGGAGACCCGGACTACCACGATAGCTGGCACGACATGATCGGCTACACGAAACTTGTGGCAGACACATTGGTGACGCCCAACGTGAAGTAGACCCCTAAAACGGTGCCCTAATCGGTTAGGCTTTAGATTGACGTCCTCCCCGCCCTCAGCCTGTCGGCTGCCCGCTGACGCGGGGAAGGACGGAGATTCCTACAGCTAGAGGCGCACGTCCGCGCCCGAGGATGTTCCTGGCCGCGTTGATGTCGCGGTCGTGGGTGCTTCCGCACGCCACGCAGGTCCATTCTCTTATTCGCAAGCCGGCCCTACCTTTCGGACTGCTGTCGGAAATACTTCCGCAGCACGAACAGACTTGGGTTGAAAAGCTCTCGTTCACTTCCCTGACCACGATACCGGCGTGAGCGCCTTTGTATTCCAACATCGTTTTCAGCATGGACCAACCAGCATCGAGTACCGATTTGGCCATCTTGGTTTTGACGAGCTTGCTGCTTGAAACGTTGCCGACGTAGATTTCCCCATGGGTATCCACCAGTCGGCGAGAAAACTTGTGCAGCGCATCTTTGCGACGATTCGCAATCTTGGCGTGGATCGCCTTGACGCGCTGCTTCTTATTGGCACGCTGCGCGATACCGAGCTTTGCCTGTTCCTCACGATACCAGCGGCCGGCTTCCAGTTTTTCGCCATCGCTGGTCGTGGCCAGGGCTTTTAGGCCAAGGTCGACACCGACCGCGCCCTGACCTGGCGATAGCTTTTCATCAACGTCGACCGCGACATTGAAGTACCAGCGGCCACGAGAGTCCTCGCTGAAACTGGCTGACCGGAATTTGTAGCCGGCGAGGCCATAGCTGTCCCAAACGCCGAAATACTGACCGTTGTGATAGACCTGTCCGTTCTTCCAGGACGCCATACCTGTATTCACCGGCACCCACCCGAGCGACCGACGCACGCCGTTCGTCTTGCGCCACGCGAGACGGGATTTTTTGAACTGCTTGCGGCGCGTGACGTATTCCTTTGCGATGACCTGGGGGCACTGCGAGTGCAGGCCAAGCTCCTTCGACGCGCCGGTGGTATAGGCGTGAATGTCGAACGCCGACAAAAACTTGCCGCGCTCTTTGATCGAACGGGACGACAGTTCGTTGATGTAGTTCCACACGAAAGTCACCGAAGCCGCCCACTGCCGAAGCAAGGGAGCATGCTTGTCCTTGATACGGACCTTAAGGGTTTTCGTCGGCTTGTCCATTCGCTTATTAAATCACGAATACATGACCTTCGCAACAGGTTTTTGTAATGCTAGAATCGCCGAATGGACATTATTAAAAACAAGGGCGGACGCCCGAAGAAAGCCCCGGACGCCGTTCTCGTTCAACGGTCGATCCGTCTCTCGAAAGATCAATGGGCAAAGATAGACGCGGCAGGGCTTTCTGCGCTTCGCAAACTAATCGACCGGTGGAAACCGAAAACGCCTGAATGAGAGCCTGCGGCTCTCGCGCCTTGTATCCCCGCCTAAGCTCGCCGGCTCCGCCTAAATGTCGCTTCGCGACAGATCGCTTGGACGAGGTTTTACG